GGTATCCCTTCCGGTGAATCCATCCGTCTTGAGCGAGTCACCTGTGAGGGCTCCCAGCATGGAACACGACAAGTCTGTAACCGGCCCCTTGTGGGAAAACAGGGCCATCATATCGGACAGCAAAATATGGGTAGCGTGCGGATGATCGCGGAGAATCGCGGAGATCTCGCGGCTCGTGAGGTCGGAAACGAAAGGCGAGCTCTCGCCTTTCATCCTCTCCAGTACGGAGGTTTTCCCGCTTCCGGGCGGCGCGATGATGATAGCGCTTGCCGGTCGCTCCCCTTGGACGGCGCCCGTCCAGAGACAGAGCGAAACGAAATCGTATAGCGGCTCTAATCCGATCACTTTTCGGTCACTTTCCTCCAGTCGTTCCGGTATTTCCCGGAGCGCGAAAGGGGGCAAACCCCACTGCCTTAATCCCCCTTTTTAATAAAAGGGGGATTCAGGCATAGCATTTTGCCCCCTTACGATAATGCCGAAAGGGGGCAAAAGGCAAGGGAAAAAGCCTCCCCCCTTTGTTTCCACTCACTTAGGTTGACAACCGCTAAAAGCGGCGTTAACATCGGCCAGTATGGGAACGGTTAATGCGGGAAGCCTTGCAACTGTCGCTACGCCACTGAGCGCGTCGAGCGCCTGCAAGCAGCCGAAGTCCCTGGCGGTCCCTCTCGATTTCAGCGCAACCCTTTCATGGGTGCTGGATATCGGCCCGCTTCAGGATCAATCGCTTTTCGACAATGTGGTCTGTCTTTACGTTGACAATAGCGCCAATGGAGCGAGCGTTACTGTGAGCATATCCGGCACGCTTCAGGTGATCTCCTGCCCGGCCAATTCCCAGGGATATTTCCCGGTTTTGGCAAATGCCCGGCCCGTGCTCACCTTCGCTACGGGCGGCGGCGTTACAGTCAATTTCCAGGTGCTCAATTTCGAGGTTCAGCCCGCGGTCTGGCACGCCTGAAAACGCTATGAGCGCAACACGGATTAACGTAAGCCTGGGCTCGGGAAACTTCGTTTCTGCTCTGGTGGGCTACCTCATACCGGACTTAAGGGGGCTGACTCCGTGCCGGTGACAATCCTTAAACCGGCGGTGGTGATTGCCGGTTCTCCCTCTCCAGGTATCGGCGGCGGGCCGGGTGCGTCCAATATGTCCGATATCGAAACCGGTATCGGCATTCAAGGCATTTGGGAAATTGGCGGCTCGCTCTTTCAAATGGTAGTTAATGGGCAGAGCACGGGCCAGCCTCCGATCTCTCCAACTCCCAACGTTTACCAGTGGTACAAATCGACGGACGGCGGAAACACCTGGACCGCGTTCGGGCCGTCTATTGCGGTCGGCACAAAACAAGGGGTTACGGGGGTGCTGGCCTCGGACGGCTTCACGATCTGGATTTCGTACCCGATAGCGCCTATCAGCTTCGGCAACGGTATTGCGGTTCAGTCCTTCGACACGTCCGCGGGGACGTGGGGCTCTCAGCTTACCTTTGATCCGAATACCGGTATCGGCTTCACTCAAATGAACGCTATCGGGCCTTGGGCTGGCTTCCTCCGCCCGGATGGTTCAATCGTTTTCATCTATGCCGATGCCAACGCCGGGCAGACGGTAGCGATCATTTTTTCGGCGCCTTCGACGTTCACGCGGGTTTACTTGGTTCAGCCTCCGGGCGGGACGGGGACGGTCGATCAGGGCGCTTTGATGGCGCCGGACGGTACGGTACATCTGTTTTGGGAGCATTACGCGGACCACACGTATCTACACCTTTCGATGGACCCTACAAACGTCGTGAGTGCTCCTTTCCTGATTCACACGGGGACGGACATAAGCGACTGGACTTCTCCGGGCGGCCTCGGCTGGGGTGTGCTGAATGCTGGGACGTTCTACCTCGGGGTGGGAAAGCAAAGCGGCGGCGACTATCAGGCGGCCATCATGTTCGGCAACGATTCGGGCGGGTGGACACTGGGCAATCTGCTAGACCCTGGCCTTGGCCCCGGCTGGTACGTGTACAACACTCCAGCGATTTTCTTGCTCGGCGGGACGCTGGTTTATCGGGTCCAGTACATCGACACGGCGACGGGGAGCCACTACATTGAACGCATCGGCTATGCGGCGCTCGCGGACTACAACACGCCTGCAAATTGGACGTGGGTAACAGCCTACGATTACAACGTTTCGAGTCCGGCGATTCCGGGCGAAACGGCGCCGTATCAGCCTGCAAATTTTGAAACCACCTTCTCGGGGTTCGGCCTCAGCTATGCGCTGATGCACTCGGCTACCGGTCGTCTCCGCATGTCAGCGACGCTGATAAATAGCGGCGGTACGATCTTCACGGCGTTTTTGCTCGACATTGGCGCCTCTATTCCGATCCCGCCGGTTCCCAGGGCTTACGCCCAGCCCAGACAGACGGTTCCGGTCCCATGGAGAAGGCGGCGTTAAATGGCGGGCAAGGGTAAGCGGTTCGACTTCCACGGTTCGTTTTTGAAGAAAGCGGATGCCGTGAAAAAGGAATCGGAGACGGAGGGCGGCTTCATCCGTTCTCACAAGGTCCAGGGCAAAATGCGGTACTTCGTTCTGAGCGAGAGGAAATAAGTTATGGCAACCAAACAGAGTTTTTTCGTCAACCTTCCCCAAATGCTGGCTTCGTTTGCGGAGCTGCTCGCCGCAATCGAGCAGCGTCTCACGTCGCTTGAAGGCCAACATGCGGCGCTTGCTTCCCAGGCTGCGGCGGCGCGGCCCGCGGCAGAGGATACGCCCAATGTTGGGTAAGGCTGCGAATGGGGCGCCCGGCCCGGCCAAGCCCGCGGGCGGGCTCGCCCTGCTTCTGCGTTCCATGGGCGTCGAGTTCGACCCCGCCCAGATCGCGCAGTGGATCGCATGGGCGCAAGTGCAAATCCCCGCTACCTTGAAAGGGCTCGCGGAGGGTGTCCAGCAGATGAATGCCCAGCTATCCCAGATTCAGGCGAATCAAGCAGAAATCTTGCGGCGCCTCGATGCGCTCGCGGCGCCCCGCCCGGCTGTCGAGCCCGCCAAAGCGGAGCCTGTCCAATGAGCCCCGAACCCGTGCCCGCCGCGGAAATCGAAGATGAGCTAGAAGTAGTGGACGAAGGCATAGACGAAGTTTCGGAAATGCTCGCCGTCCATTCCATCGTGAGCGAAGAACGGCACGGCGAAATCATCGAAGGAGTGGAGCAATGCCGCGAAAGCCTGCAAGCGATCGAGAGCCAGCTACAGCAAAGCCCGGCCAGCCCGTCAATGGAGCTCCTGTTGGAGCGGACGGCGCAGATAGCGGAGAGATTGACGAATCTGGAGACGGAGGTACGAAGCTTGAGGCAGTCCCCGACTTCGGCCCCATCATCGAGCCCGCAACTACCCCCATCGGAGCTCCCGAACCCCGAAGACGCGGGCGTCCTCCCGGTTCAAAGACCCACGGAGGTAGAGCCCCGCAACCGGCCCCCGCTGCGAAAGAAAAACCGCTTCCGTCTGATCTAGCGAAATTTTCCATCGCAGACGTGCTTTACAACGCCTGTGCGGGCGCCGCGGCGTTCTTCGGTACCGATGAGCTCGCCGTCTCTCCCGACGAAGCACAGGGCATCTCGGACGCGGTAAAGGAGGTCGTCCGCTACCATCCGGTACAGTTCGATCCCGCCAAGGTCGCCGTGGTGAATCTGCTTACGGTACTCGCGGGTATCATTGGCGTTCACGTCATGGCGTACCGGACGCGGATCGCGGGCGAGCTCGCCCGCGGCGAGCGCGTCAACCGGCCCGTGCCCGGCCCGGGCGCCGCGGCGCCGAAGCCTGCCGCGGCATCGGCGCCCGGCCCGCCCGCCGTGGTGAACATCGCGGACATTTTCAAAGGCGCCAAAATGCCTTCTGATATCTGGCCGCAAAGCGGATCGCTGCCGACCGGATGGACTCCCCCGGCATGAGATTTCCAGACGACTCCGACCGATTGGTAATCGTGGGCGCCACGGGTTCGGGCAAAACTCAGGCGGGCTTGTGGCATCTTTCGCACCGGGACTTTCATGAGGTCCCCTGGGTGGTTTACAACTTTAAAGACGACGAGAATATCGACGGCATCGAAGGCGCCCGCCATATCGAAATGACGGAGCTTCCCACGGCGCCCGGGATCTATGTCGCGCATCCCAAGCCCGCGGACTTGCGGCCCCAGGCGGGCGCCGATCAATCGGTGCTCGATTTCCACTTGGAGCGCATCTGGGAAGCGCAGCGTATCGGCGTATTCATGGACGAAGGCGCCGTGATCGGACAGCGTTCGGACGCTTTCCGCCTGCTCTTACAGCAGGGACGCTCGCGGCGCGTACCCATGATTATCCTATCCCAGCGTCCCAAGTGGATGGACTCCTATGTGTTTACCGAAGCCAATTTCTGGCAGGTGTTCAGACTCCAGTGGGAAAGGGACCGGAAAGCGGTACAGGAGTTCGTCCCTTCGTCCGTTATCGGGCAGCGGCTTCCCCGCTACGAATCGCACTATTACGACGTGGGCGAGAACGTGATTACCCCGTTGCGGCCCGTCCCTGAAATGGCGGTCATTCAGCGGACGTTCGCCCGGCGTCTGGGGCGGCGGCGAGCGGGATAACGTCTATGGTTTTTTATTCAGCATTCCGAATGTTTATTCATCCGGCCATCATCGGCGCCTTGGTTACCGCTATTGTAGTAAATAGTTTTCCACAGGCTAACCCGCTGATAGCTTCGCCTGCCCTTCGCTTTTTTGAGCGATTTCCACAGGGGGGGGGAGTCTACTACCAGCCGAAAAATAAATCGGACGATTCTAGGCCCGTTTGCGGCCCCGTGCGCCCTATGTGCGAAAACGGGATTTTCAATAACTTAGCCTGTGAAAAAGATGCCCGGGAAATACCCCATAAATCCGTTTATTCATCGCCGCGGTTTGACTACCCGGGCGGCGCGTGGTACTGTTCTTGCGAAACTTCCCTCCCCTGGGCTATGGCGAATCTTCCTATGGAGGTCGCATGGCCGAAGAAAGTAGTAATCTGATCCGCTGGAACCCCGCAAACTGGATTACCGTTGTTCTCATGGTCGGACTCGCCTATTTCCTCCTGGGCGCAGGTGTCCGGATCATGCGGGAACGGAGCGGCGCGAAAGCAGGAGCATAAAGCAATGGAAGTTATCAACTGGAACCTCGTGAGGCATCCCCTGAATTGGGTAACGTTGTTCCTCATGGTTTTCATTGCGGTCGTCGCCGTCCGCGTGATCGCGGGACATCCCGGCAAACAGGAGAAGGAGTAATGGCAGCGCAACCACAGCAGCCCATCAACTATGCCGCTATCAACATGGCGGCTCGGAACGCTATCCAAGCGCAATCCGTGATAATGACACAGCAGATCTTTGCCGGCGCCGGGCTCCAGACTACGCCCACAAGCATCATCAAGCCCCAGAACGTGGGGCTGATCCTGGGCTTCTGGTGCAAGGTGGTTCTCAGTGTGAGCAATGGGAGCGGCGTGACAATCGATCTTACGGACTTCGGCCCGGCAAATGCCCTGTCGAACATCCAATTCCTCGATTTGAACAACGTTACCCGGATCAATACCCCCGGCTGGCATTGCCATTTCGTCAACACCGCGAAGATGAAACGGCCTTTCGGCACGGCGCTTGTGCGAACCACGGGTTTCGATTCCCCGATCAACTACGGCGCCTTGGCCGAACCTCTCGAAATCGGCCTCATCTCGGGCGGCGTATCTGCGAGCTCCATCGCCGCGGGCGCAACCGGCACGCTCACCATGTGGTACTGGATTCCGCTCGCCTACGGCGGCGGCGATCTGCGCGGATGCGTATATGCAAACGTGGTCAATGCCACGATGCAATTACAGCTTTCGCTACCCGGCACCTACGGCGTATCGCTCGCTGTCGCCAATGGCACGGATTCGACACAGGCGGTCTTCGTGGGCCATGCGGCGGGCGCCGTTACCTCGGTTTCGCTGACCAATGCGGCAATGACCGTTTATCAGGTCTACTACGACCAACTGCCGCGCGATCCGCAATCGGGCGCCCTTCTGCTTCCGATTACCGATCTGGCAACCGCTTATGAGCTCAAGACCACGAGCCAAAGCGCCATCACGGTGAATCAGGACTTCCCGTATCAGTACTCCAATTTCAGGGACTTTCTTTCCACTATTCCGGTATTCGTCAACACGGCGGCGACCGGCGCCCGCACCAATGGCGCCGACGTGAATTACTGGCAGTTGCTCGCGGCCAACCTCACGCCCATCTGGAAAAAGGAGCCCGGCCTGCTCTATCTCCAGATGCGCAACAACATCCAGGTAGACATGCCCCCCGGCGTGTACCTGTTTGAAAGCAGGGAACGGCCCATTGCGACCACGCAATACGGCAACATGCAACTGGTGCTCAACGCTTCGACGGTAGGGACCGGAGCATATACGCTTGTGGGCGTCGAAGATTTCGCACTTCTGTCCACGCTTTCGACGGCGGGCTCTCTCGCGGCGTCGTAAGGGTTCGTCACCCTGGGGAGGGTAACGAAAGGGCGCCGCGGCCCGGGCAATCGAGCGGCGGCGCCCGGTTTGAAAGAAGGGCGAAACGATGACACCACAACCGAATCAGGCATCGGCGCAACCGTGCGCCTTCTGCTCGCTTGTCGAATCCGTCTCGGATTGGATGCAGCATCCGTTCTCGGGTTCCGGCTCCGCTTTCCAATGGGTCCTCACTATCGGGCTCATTCTCGTCGCCATCTGGTTTTGGCATTGGGTGGTACTCAGCATCTACAGGGAGGATTAACATGATGAAGTGGCACGGCATTTGGATCTTTGCACTGGGCTTTCTCATCGCCTATTACTTCCGCGGTCTGGGCGATATGACTATTGGCAAACTATACAAGCCCGCGTAACTATGTCGCAATCCTCCATTACCGCGGCGGCGCTCATAGTCGCGTTCCTGATCTTCATCACGGTGCGCGGCGAGCTCTCGAAATACCTGGGAGCTTTCGGCTTCGGCGCAAGCCAGCCGTCGAGCGCGGCGGCGGCGGGTTTCGGCATCGCGTCGAACATCACGGCGCTTGCGGGTGTCACGCCTCAGGCGCAAACTGCCAAGGGAATCAGCATCGGGATTCCGGGTATCGGGTCCATCGGAATCAGCATTTAGAAAAGCTTATGCCCTTCGCATTGCTCATCATCGGGTTGATGCTGGTTACCGTCGCCGTGCGGAATACGCAGGATACTTTCATTGGTCTAGTGAAAGGCGATTTTCAAGGCCCGGGAAACTTCATCTATTGGGTGATTGCGCTCGTAGTGATCGGCATGTTGGGAAATATCAAAACCCTGAAACCGGTCATGGATGCGCTCTTGGTGCTGATCCTGCTTGCACTTGTGCTTTCCCGCGGCAACCCGGCAAACAAGGGTGGCGGTTTCTTCGGACAGTTCGTCACCGCGATCCAACAGGCAACCTCGGGGAGCGGGTTCAATATCGGTCCCATTCAGACGGCGTGAGGCAAACAACAATGAACGAATCTTTTCTAACTTCTATCGTCACGGTAGCTACGGCGCTGATCGGCGTAGCGATTCTCGCCGTGATCGTTTCTCCCAAGTCGCAAACGGCCAATGTCGTGAAGGCAGGCGGGCAGGCGTTTTCGGGCGTACTGGGCGCGGCGCTCTCTCCGGTCGCGGGCTCGGGCTTCACTATCCCGACTTCGTTCACCATCGGCTAGGAGCTCTCGAATGTCGGAACATGCGATTACTTCAGGGGTATCAATCGCGCTGGCCGTTATCGGGCTCGCCATTGTCGCGGTATTGCTCTCGCAAAAGTCGCAAACGTCCGGCGTGTTGACGGCTACGGGGAGCTCGCTCGCGGATGCGCTCACTTGCGCCCTTTCGCCGGTTACGGGAGCATCGTGCGGGCGTTCTTTGATTCCCGTCGTCAACAGCAGAATCACTTTCGGGTTGTGAGCTTATGACCTTCCCTTTCCTTCGGCAACGCAAAACGGCCTCGCCGGTAATCGACGTTCCCGGCTTGCAGCGGTTTCAGCAGCGGCCCGGCTCGCTCGCCGCGGAATCGGTCACCCAGGTAGCTCTCACCGGCTTCTATAACTATCACCTGGGAGACGTGATAACCCATGGCGCGAGCCATTGGGCCATGGACCCTTCGCACGATACCCAGCTATTCACTGTCTGGGGCCATGGCGTGATGCGCAACCCGTTCGCGTTTGCGCCCACGAGCCCGCAAACCATCTACGCCCACAACGCGGCGCCTATCGACGCGATCCGCGGCGTGATCTTCTCGGGCATCCGGCCCGAAAGACTGGCGGCGGCTGGAGAGATCAATGGTTGAATGGGTCAAGGAACATCCTTATCTGGCGGGCGCTACAGTAGTAGGGCTGTTGGTCCTCATCATCATCTGGCGCAACTCCGCGGCGAGCTCCGCGGCCTCCGCTACCCCGACCACAAGTCCGGGCTATTACGGCCCGTCCGACGCCTTGCAAACGGCATCTATGGCGTATGGCGTCCAAGCTCTGCAAGCCCAGCTTGGCGCCAATACCCAGACGCAAAGCGACCAAACCGCGGTTCAGCTTGCAGCAATCCAAGCCGAAACCCAACTGGCGGGAATCAATGCTACACGTGAAACCACGGACACCCAAACCGCGGCTGGCCTTACCCTGGGGCTCGCCAATATCGCGGCCCCGCTGGCGCTGAACGGTGCGACTGCCCAGCTTACCCAGACGCCTACCGGCCTGATCTTCGGAGCGCTCCAAAATGCCCAGCAGCAGACGCAGAAGCAGCAGCAGCAGCAGGCGGCAGTGACCACGGCGGCGAATGTCCCGGTCACGCCTGCCGCGCTAATTCCCCAGCCCAACACTCTGGGCGCCTCTCCGCTGATGCCCGGCTCCAACTACATCACCGAATCGGACGTGGCGGCGGCGGCTGGAGTCAGCTACATCAAGCCCACGGCGGCGTCCAGCGTCATCTACTATTCCAACTACGTTCCCGGCACGACTCCCACGCAATTGAACTCCAACCTGGGACCGGATGGTACCCCGGTTGAATGTCCCGCGGGAATGCACGCGCTGAACGGCGTATGCCTGAACGATATGCCCGCCAATTTCAACTCCTTGAGCGTCCAACAGCAATACGCGCTTGTTTCCGCGAACACCACCCTGCAAAATGCCGCGGCGGTCGCGGCTTACAATGCCGCGCATAACGGATGAGCTCTTATGGATAACCTCGAAAAAATAGCTTTCCCGGCCATGGCCGTCGCTGCCGTCGCTACCATTTGGGTTCTGTTGCGCTCCCAGGCGGCGCAGGCGGCGGCGGCGGGCGCGAACCCTGCCCAGACACCTGCCCAGCCCGTTCCTGCCTTGGGCGGCGGCGGCGGCATCGGCGCCCTGGCGCAATTTACGCAGGCGCCCATCATTCCCTACACCTATCTCGCGCCTACCCGCTTGAGCCCGCCTTACTCCGATCCGCTGGGACCGGCATCGACACTGCTCTATCCGGGCAATCTATCGCTCGCGGGGGTGATCGGCGTAGGATCGCGGCAGCAAAGCGGCGCGGCCCCGACCAATGGATGTTGTTGCGGCGGCGGCGCGGGCGCCGAAAGCCCGGCCCAGGCGCCCGCCTCGATTCCGGCGAGCGCTCAGAATCCCTCGGTAGGCTGCAATTTTACCGGATCTTACTGGACCGATCCCGCAACCGGCTGTCAACTTCCCATCGGGGATTGGTGCAATCAGCCGGTACCCGCCGTGATCTGCTAAAGCAATGGGAACCCTTCCATCGCTCCCGTCGCTGCCCGGCCTTCCGGCCCTGCCGGTAATATCCACCAATCCGCCTACGGTTGCGCCCGCCCTGGCTTCCCAACCGGTTCCCCAGATTGCGCCTATCGGCGGCGGCGGCGGGACTGGCGGCGGCGGCGGGTTCCCGCCTATCGGTCCCATCACCATAGGGATTCCCAATTGGCCCGGGGGGGGGAGCTCGGGTACCAGCCTGCCCGGGACGCTAGGCGGCGCTCAGATCGGCGGCAGTGTGCTCCCCGCGGCCTTCAGCCTCACGAGTTCGGCGCTCGCTTCTGAGGGTTGCTCGTGGTATGACGTTCTCTGTCTGGGCAAGAGCCAGCTTACCCGGCTTCTGCTTTTAGTCCTGGGTATCATTTGCATTATCGGCGCCATCTATCTCTATAAGCCCGCTAACAAAACCTTCATTGCTCCTGTTGTGAAGGGCGCCAAACATGCCGCTAAAGTCGCGGCAGAAGCAGCGGCGGCGGCGGCAGAATGAGGAAACGTTGCCACATTGGGATGCTGT